AACTGTATTTGTAGGTTACCTGTTGCATTAAATCTTGTTACGAATCTATATGGGACTTTTTTAAGAGTTAATTTATTTAAAACAAAATTAGAGTCGGAATCAGTGTTAGCTACCTCGTCGTAAACAGTCTCTTGACCTAGATAAGGAACTTCTGTATATGTAGTACCTGAGCTATCAACTACTGATAGTATTCCTATTATATCAGTATCTTCTATAGTAATAGTTTTAAATTTTTCTGCATTACCAATCACTTCAGTAATTTCTACTACTTCTCCTGAAAATGCTTTTGCTTTCTTTTTCAATGTATATTCGGCAGGATTACCCCCGGCAATAGATGCTACAGTAATAGTAGTAGGATCTAAAGAGCTTGAAAAGCTGAAGTCTATAGATTGATCTATCAAAAATGCAGGTTGACCTGAGGTATTTGCTTTAAGTTGAGCGTTCGCTGCAACTACTAAAGCTTGATTAAAATTAGGTTCATATTTAGAGCCTGCAGCTGCTACGTTTTGAGTTACGTCAACTTCAACTTCAGATACAGTAGTTATTTTGGGTCTATATCCGAGAGTATATGCTAATGAATAAAGATTTTCAGGATTTTTAGCATGCTGTACAAAGGTTTCTTGTAATTGTGTATCTGAGTAAAATGAAAGTACATCACCTACATATGCTGCCATTTCAATAAACATCATACCTGGGGAAGTAGGGGAAAAGTCATTATAAGTATCAGGAAAATAATTTTTAGCAAATTCAACTAATGAATTTTTAAAATCATTAAAATCTCTATTAATATATTTTATGTCTCTTAATTCTTTCATTATAGTTCAAAATTAATAGCTAAAGTATCTTCTATACCTGTATCTTGTATTTGATATCTCATACTAAAAGTTACTGTATTAGTATCGGGTGTACCGACTGTGTTAATTTTAATAGGTAAAACTGCAGGAAAATTATTACGTAATGAATCTCTAATTTCTCCGTCTATAGCGTCTACATTATCTTTATCAATATTTTCAAATAATAAATTTCTTAACCCAGTACCAAAAGTAGGATTCAAAAATCTTTCTCCTTTACCTGTTAAGAAAAAGTTAATTAAATTATTCTTTATAGCGTCTTTAGTAGCAAAAGTTGAATTAAACACACCTAGACCTGTAAAAGGTAAAGATACGCCTATAGCCTTACGAGGCTGACGATCAAGTGGGTTAATTTTTTTAGCTTCAAATGCCATTATACTGGTTGTCTATTTTTATCTTTTTTATAAGCAGCGTCTAATACGCTTTTAGCTTTACTAACAAAGTCTAATTTGCTAATATCTATTCCTGGCATAGGTCCGCTATTTTCAGTAAGACCCATTTGATTAGCTAATGTACTAGTTGCTGCTGCTCCTTGCGTAGGAGCTTGTGCATTTACTATTTGTTTATAATCATCGTCAGTCATTGTTCCTGCAGTTTGTTTGAGCATTTCTTCTAGAGGAACTGTTCCTGAGTTAATCTTACCTGATGACCAGGTTCTTTTTAAATCTTTCTGTACAACTGGTTTGTAATCATTCGACTTTTGTACATTAGTTGAAGTTGGTGTACTGGCAACCTTTACGGCTTCAGTAAGCATGTCTTGCAGCTCTTCTTTTATAGCTGCTTTTACTTCTTCTCTTATTACTTTTCGTAATGTATCTAGTTTCATAATAATAAATATCTAATAATTAAAGTATTGATAGCTGAGTATCTAATCTTACTTTGATATCAGCTAAAATAGTTTTTGCTTTTGTTGTAAAAGTAGGGGGAGATTTTAAAACAGTAACTCCTTCAGTAGTTTGTGCAACTCCAAATCTCCTTAATGCTACTTCAGGTGAAGTAGGATCATCTTCTACTTTTAAAATATATATGTTACCGTCTATTGCTTCGTATAATTCGGAGTTAGTATCAGGGATATCTATACCTGTAGCTGCAACTCCACCTAATGGTAGTCCGTCAGGTCCTAAGTTAAGACCGTCTCCTTGATCAGTATTTTTATTGTCTCCGTCTAAGGTTCCAAAGCTATCATCTATTCTTCTTCTCCTAAGTCTTGATTTTACTCCTTCAGGTATAAATTCTTCTATAGCATAGTCTTCAATTAACTCTAACATTTCTTGAGTTGCGTCATCAAAAAGACTACCATCATCTTGATCATCTAACATTAACTCTAGTGCATTAGCCATTTGGAAAAGTATACCCCCATATTCATCTAATAGGTCTTGATTTAATCCTCCTATATCAGTTCCGTTTTCTAATCCATCTGCATATGCATCAACTAAAGCACAGTATGAGTCAGCAAAAGCTAAAAGATCATTAGTTCTATCTAATACTAAACTTAATGCTTGATTAGCTGCACCAACAGTTGCAACGGCGTTTGTAATAGCTCTAGCAAGTTTTTCTGCAGAATCAACAAATTCTTTTAAAGTAGCTTTTATTTCATCAAATCCTTCTCCTACTGATATTGTAATACCTATACCAGGAGGTACTGCGGTAGGAATCGGTAGTGATATAATAGTCCTTACTATTCCTAGAAGTTTTGAAATAGGGCCTAGTATTTTACTAGCGGTCTGTGTAAGTTTATTTAAATTAGTGGATACTGCTTGTGCAAAATCATTTACTTGTTCAACTCCTTTTGATATGTCAGATGTTTGATCACATAACGATGGAGAAAGTCTTTGTATAACTGCACGAGTTGCTGTTTGAAGAGCTCTTTGTTTAAACTTTTGTATAAGTACTCTTAAAGCTTGTTTAGCTTTGCTTTTTATAATACCCCAGAGCTTACCAAGTTGCTTGTTTAAGTGTTCTTTAAGTTTAGCTTCGTCAATTTGTACGTATGTAGCCATTATCTATATATTTGGTTCTATGAATACCTTTTTAGATTTTAATTCAGTACGTATCTGGTCTTCTATATTTACAAGCGCAGCTTTGACTGATTCAGCAGCGGCTATAGCTCCTGGGATCCATACATCGGGATTTTCAACTGTACTTAATGCGTTACATATAGTTAATAGCGCATCATTTATTTCAAGCAAAATTGTTTCAGCTTGTCCTCCTAAAACTGCTGGTTCTTGGTTATCTGGTGTAGGTCCAATTCTTCTTGGAGAGTTTTCAAATGCAAATGCATTTCTACCTAGAAAAATTTTAGGTGCATCCATTACTATTCTTTTCTCTGCATCTAAATGAGTATTTCTAGCAGTTAAAGAAACGTATTCATTTCCAACTAACAAAATACTATCTTTTCTAGCGTTTAATACTACTCTATCTGAATTTATAATAGCTTGAGCACCTCTATATAAATCTGTATTTAAAGGTCCTAAGTTTAAAAATGAATTTCTTGCATCACTAGCAGGGAATAACGGTATAATATGATCAGAGGTCAAATAAATAGAAGTACGGTCATCATTTATATCTTCTACTCGAGGAGTATATCCATCTTCAGTAAAATCTTTTACAATTTGAGGTCCTTTAACTTCTTTTTGCCCGTTTCTTATTATGGTAAGAGGTTTACCGTTATTCTGGTCATTCACTAAAAGTTGTTGATTAGCTCTTACTCCAGTCATTCTTATAGACTGGCCATGTCTACCTTCTATTAATACATCCCCCATAAAAGGAAGCATAGGGTAAATATCTCCTCTTTCTACTACTCCTGGTCCTGGGTTAGGGTCTCCCTCTCTTAAACCTGGATCTGGGTGAGCGTTATAGTGAGGGTGATTCCATATTGCTATTGAAGATCCATAATATATTTTTGAAGTATCAGCTTGATCAACTACATCTTGAGCTTTAGGTCCTACAAAAAGTTGTACTACTTCCCCTGCTAGAGGAAAAGACATAATATTACGGTCTATAGGATATGCTAAATCTAGAGATCTTAAGTCACTTTCTTTACCTGAGGAGTCTAGTAATCTATATCTTATAGCTCCTATATCTCCATAGTTTCTAAAAAAAGGGTGAGATTCGTCTATAACTACATCTACAACTCTAGCTACTGATGCTAAAATCTTATTATCTGACATATTATTCCTCTTGTTTAGGTTCTTCTTTTACCTCATTTTCAATTTCTTGAGTTTCTTCTAATAGATCTTGAAGTTCAGAGAAGTCAAACATATCACTACCGTCCCCTTTAGATTGTGCTGTTTCTATACGTTGTATGATAGTCGCTAATTTGATTAACGCTTCATCATTCTTTACACCTATCTCCATGTACTCTTTTATCATAGGAACGATAAGAGTAGCATCTCCTATATTTTCTATCAAAGGTTTAAGTTCTCCTATTAGAGCTTTTACTTGTGCTCTTGTACTAGTAGAGTTATCGTGTATTTCGCTAAAGAGGTCAGATAGAGTCTTTCCGTTAAATATTTCTTTATCTAAGCTCATAATATTTTAATTATAAATAGTAACTTACTTATTATTTAAGTTAGGTACTAATACACCACTTTCGTATAATTTTAAATAACCTTCGTAAAAGTCTTTTTTTAAAGTAGATATAACCCTTGTAAGTTGAGGAGTTTCGCAATCTGTCATTTCCCTTATGTAAATATAAAGTGCTTTCTTTTTAAATATTTCTAAATCACTTCTCTTCTTAAATATTGTCAAAATAGCATCCGCTATCTTAATCTCTGAGTCCTTGAAAAATAGTTCATCTAATTTATCATATGTTTCATCAACCCATATATCGATATA